ATGGGAATGATGATTGCGTCTGGCGAACCGCTCGATCAGAGCGGCAATACCGCCATGAGATTGCGCCGGCAGATTCAGCGCACCATGATGCAGACCGGCATGTCGCAGGAGGATGTTTCTGCGGCGGCAGCAAAAGTCATGCTGCAAATGCAGAATCTTCCAGTAAATACACGGCTGAATTTGCTTCCGGATATCTTGAAATTCTCGTTCGTTGAACACGAAATGAAGGGTGTCAGTGGCGGTGAGGCTGCGCAATCACTAGTTGGTCTTCTTCATCTAAGCGGCGCTTATAGCGAAGAACAGTTGAAGAAGCTAGCTCCCGAGATCGCTTTCGCGTCTACTCTTACTCCTGCCAGCATGCCGCAATTGGAGCGTGCTGCTTCTTACGTGCTACCGTTCTCTGGCCAAGCAGGCATCGATCCAGGATTGATGTTGCTAATCGCCGCTCAGGCCGAAGCATCAGGCATTATGAACACCAAGTCTGGTACTTGGTTTCGTGGTCTTATAGAAAAACTAGGTAAGGGCCAGAGAGGCCATATCGGCAAGCGCGGCAAGCGAGAGATGGTTGGCGGTCATTATATGACCGACCGGCAAGCTGCTGTAGAATTGGGCCTGATTGGTCCAGGTGGTGAAAAGACCGGGCTGGAGCTGCTTGAACATAACGATCTAGCCGGCTTTATCCAGAGGGTTCACAGTAGACTGGACAAGATCGATCCAAAGGATCGTCTTGCTGTCATGGCGCTGGCGCTGGGAAGCGAGCAGGCTGCCGCTGGTCTCAATGTCCTAATGCTCCCCGGTTTTGAGAATATCGGCGAGCTGCAAAAGAAGCTTCAGGCGTTTACTGAGAAATCCGAAAGTCCAAGCTTCATCAGCGATATTATGAGCGCTGATTCGCTTCAGCAATTTCTATCTGTTTGGCAATCTCTCAAGGTCGTACTGCAAGACATAGGCCATGTCTTGATGCCTGTGCTTGGTGCTGGGCTAAGTAGATTTAAGGAAGGTCTTGATCTACTCCATGCCGGCTTTGAGTTTGTCATTCCTTACTTCGACAAGTTCGTAAACTGGCTGCACTCCATTGGTAAATGGATGGATGATCACCTTCCTGCCTGGATGATGCACCCAGGCGCTGCTGCGCTCGATGCTGTTGAAGGAAAGAAGCAAGGCGAAGCTGTAAAGCAGGGTGCTAAAGAGGGCGTCAGGGAAGGTCTGAAGGAGTGGGAGAAGAAAGCCATCGAGAGCGGCTTTCATCCGGCTTCCTATAAGGGTAAATCTGGCTTAGGCGGTCTTCTGAACGATGCTGTCTACTACGGAGACGATAACGGCAGTTTAATTCAGGTTTCCGACGCTGACGGCGACACTCTTATGATCCCCAATTCAGGTCCTGGGGATATCGTCGGTGCTCCAACGGGAGCTGCTGGTGGTAATCCGAATGCGGGTGGTGGCAATGGAGTCACCATAACTGGTGGCACGGGTTACAATAATGTCTTCGTCCCGCAAGGCAGGATGAATCCTATTGGCTCGCCTACTCCTGGTCAAGCAAGTGTCGGCGTAACAGGTCTGCCGATGATAGGTGGAGGCGGGTTTCATACTAATCTTATGCACGGTCAGTATGGTGGTGTTGGTCAGAATATGACCACCGTTACTGCCGGCGGTCATAGGTTCAAGGTTAACGCTGCTTCGGCTCCATATTTCAAGGGATTTGTCGACGATCTTGTTGCTGCCGGCGCTCCGATTCATGAAATCGGCGGTTATCGAAACACATACATAGCTGGCAGTCACCATATATCGCAACACGCATATGGTAATGCCATCGATATCGACCAGGTAAGGAGAAACGTATCTCCACGACTGCACGCCTGGGCCATGGCGCATCCGCAGCAATTTCGTGCTATATTGAACAAGTACGGCATTGTCAGCGGCGGTGATTGGCGTGGTCCTGATTTTGGTCATTTCGAGTGGGGCGGTCCAGGCCAAGGCGCGATCGCTGCCAAGCCTCCCCATTTCACGCTCAATGATATTGCTGCGCTGAAATCCTCTGGTCCAGTAACAGCGAGTCATAGCACAGGGTCTCCAAATGTTGATGCAGCCTTGCAATCCGGTGCTGCGGCAGCAGGCATGGATGTAGCGCATTTTAAGTCGATCGCCGCTATCGAGAGTGCTCTCGACCCTCATAGCAACTACAACAAAAGGACGCAGTATAAGGGGCTGTTCCAGATCGGCAGAAGCGAGTGGGGTGAATACCTAAAGCACGGCGGTTCTGGTAGCATTTACAATGCCAGCGACAATGCCATGGCAATGGCTTATCTGGTCAATCGCAACCGCGCTGATTTCAAGCGTCGATTTGGTCGCGACCCTACCAACGATGAAATATATCTGATGCATCAGCAGGGCCTTGGTTTCTATACCAGGGGTGCCCTAACCAATATGCACGGTAATCTACCCGCTTCGGCACGGCCTTACGTACATACTCATCAGCAGTTCGAGCAATACTGGTCCAATAGGGTTGAGCAAGGCGCTAGAAACTTCAAAGATCAGGCTCCTGTCCCGCAGGCCGGCAAGACTGACGATCACGCTACTGCTACTATACCTCCAAGCCATCATTCTCAGCCGGTAGAGCTGCACAATATCATCCACCTCGATGGCCGCCCAATTGCCAAGAACACGATGAAATATATCGGCAAGCACGGCACGCATCCGACGCAAGGCCCTCGACTGCCGGATCATTGGACTACGCGGCCGGTAGCGGTATAAATCTGGGATACATTCCATGACTGTCGGCTTGATTCTTGGGTCGATCCAGTTCATGGATCGAGAAATCCCAGATCATATTAACTTCGGTGGCAAGCAGATGCTTGCCGTCCACAAGAATATAGGTGGAAGCCGCGTCATTGATGCGATGGGTCCAGACCCGGATGACATCAAATGGGCCGGGAAATTCTATTCGTTCAATGGGCCATCTGAAGCCGCCTCGCGCGCTCGCGCCTGTGACTCCCTGAGACAGTCTGGACGTCAGGTCTGGCTGACATGGGGTAGCTTTTCCTACCTGGTAGTAGTTCGTCATTTTGAAGCGAATTACAAGCACGAGTGGGAAATACCGTACCAGATCATCTGTACTGTTGTGCAGGATGGACCAGCTAGATCGTTTCAGGTTTCCCTGGATAGCGCCGTGCAGAACGACATCAAGTGGCTTCAGATTTGGTCATCGCAAGCTACATCTACGTAGTAGGGCAGCATCATGGCTAGCACAATTACCGCTGCTATGAATAATGCGCTCCAAGCTGCGGTCACCAATATGAATACCATATTGGCAGGCAAGAAGCTGGATGATCTTACTCTGGCACAGCTACAGCCGATCATCCAGGGGTTTAAAGACGCATACGCCGTCTACGCTGCCGGGATTACTCCGCCCACCGGTATAGATTTGAATGCCAGCAGTGGCATATCCGTGCTCGATGGCTGGAATACTTTCACTACGGAAGTGGTTGATGTAGCCACAGAATGCGACATCAATCTGGCTTTGGCGTACCTTCAACGCATCATTAACAACCTAACCATGGCGTCGGGGTAGTTTGATGGCTATCAATACCCCGACCTATTTGCCTGGCGCTAGAAGGTCAATCCAGGTTGTCGGCGGCGAGAATCTGTTTCGCATTGCCGAGCTGTATCTTGGTGACGCTACGCAGTGGTGGCGCATTGCTGCATTAAACTTTTATCCTGGTGAGCAGCCGGACTTCATTCTTAATGCCAACGATGCAAATCGCCTCAATGGCACATTGCTGATCCCTTCCTCAAATCCTAATGCGACCTGGCCATAACCATGCCCGAGACCGGTGTTCTTCGACAGCCCCTTGCATGGGTTGTCCTGGATTCCGGCAGAATTCCAGTTCTGGAATGCGAGGTCAATCAGCTAGGATCGCAGGGTGGAGGAGTAAGTACGTTCGAGGCGCATATCGCGCTTGATGATCCTGCTAGTCCTAGTGCGGGGTGGTGGTCTTCTACTCAGCAGATTGCTGTCGAAATAGTCGGCGACAATGGTGACGGGACTGGTGAAGCGGTTCTTATTGCTGGTGCCGTAGACAAGGTTCATATTGATTTTGGTCCTCGTATAGTTCACATCGAAGGTCGCGGCCCGGAAGGCACCGGGCTTGCCGATCAAAGAACTGATCAGAATTATGTCAACCAGCCAATAGCCAGCATTGTCAGTCAGATTGCATCCAAGGCCGGCTTAGGAGTGTTCATCAACGCCCCGGATTCCGGGAATATGGCTGGTCGGACTTACGACCACCAAAATTACTCTTTCCTTACCGATATGCAGAACGGCTGGGACGCTCTTCAGCAGCTCGCCAGTGAAGCAGGAGCCAGAGTTTTCGTTCACGGTCAGAACCTGTATTTTGTCAATGGTAGTGCTGGTGGCGGGTCGTATGAGGTTGTGTATGTTCCGCCTACCTCTCAGAGTTATGATGAAAGCAACGCGGTCAAGATTCTAGCGACACATGATACGTCCGCTGGAGCTGATCAGGTTACCGCTACATCGTTCCATAGCTACGATAAGGAAGCCCATACCGCCGAAGGTGATGGCGGTGGCGCAGGTTCTGTTGGTGGTGAGGGTCTAGGTATAATCGGAGGTGGTTACGGTAGTAGCCCAGGTGGTGATCCCGGTGCTGGCAATGTCCCAGACGATACGACGGGTCCACACGTCGATATCGGCATGCCGACAATAACCGAGCCGGAAACTCCAGCTCCAGCGCCTACTGCTCCGTCGCCTACGTCTGTACCGTTCGGATAATGCAATGGCAGGTTCATCCCCCGGTACTCAAGTCTACGGTAAGCAGTCAGGTCTTACTGAAAGTCAAACGACATCTACGGCTCGACACAATCAGAGTCAGGTACAACAGTTTGAGTATTCCGTCGAAATCAATATGCGTGGGGATGTTAATCTAAACCCGACGATGACGGTAACTCTTAGCGGTACACAATCGGCGTTTGATCGCGAATACCAGATTTATTCTATTGTTCATAGGTTTTCCACCGAGTTTGGATACACGATGGAGATCGCTGGCCAGGCTGAGGGCGGCAGCGGAGGTGGCGGCGGTACTCCTGATTTGCCTGGAGAAGGGCTTGGTATCATTGGCGGAGGCGTTCCCAATACGACGCCATACGACAATATCCCAGAACGTCAGGGATTTGGCGGTGGTAACACTACAACTACTCCGCAAACCAATCAGCCTTTTAATCCATTTCAAGTCGGTCCTAATCCTGGTGGCATAACACCGTGAGTTGAAGTTATGTACTACGAACAGATGATGTCGCTGATCCGGCGAGAGATCGTCCGGACGATGCGTTACCATCATCAGCAGCCACGTCTCGGACTGGTTAGCAGCTACGACAAAAAGCTGCATGCAGTAAAAGTTCGCTTCCAGCCGGTTGGTACTGAATCCGGATGGATACCGCTGACCGCATTAGGAACAGGAAACCAATTCGGAGTTCTCTCCGCACCCAACATTATGGACCAGGTCGAGGTCCACTACCAGGAGGGCGATCATAACGTAGGAAGAGTCGTCACTCGGCATTTCTCCAAGTATGATAAGCCGCCACAGCTTGAAGCTGGTGAGCATGCCATCATCCACAAGACCGGCTCTGGTTCATACTACAAGCAGGACGGGACTGTTCAGCACGCCGGCCCTCAGTTTTTTCAAGTCGGACAGACTGGGCAAGGCAAGTCAGGCAACACCAGCACTGGGGGAAGTGACGGCAATACTGGCCAGCAGGTTCCGCAGCAGCAACAGCAGCAACAGCAGAATCAGGGAAAGCAGATTCTGCAATATAATCCTGATGGTTCGTCTTCCTACACTGTACCTAACGGGCAGCACACGGTAACGGTACAGAAGAATATCAGCGTTACCTCGCAGCAGAATGATATCAGTATCACTGCCTCGCAAGGCAACATCAGCCGATCAGCTCATCAGAGCATTAGCGATTCCGCCCAGTCGATTGCCCACAACGGCAACACCAATGTTACCGGCACTTTAGGCGTATCGCAAGTTACTACATCCCTTGCCTACAACACCACCTCTGACGAACGAGCAAAGGATAATATCGCTCCGCTATCCAATGTCCTCGACAAGGTCATGGGTCTGGAACCATCGCGCTTCGACTTGTATGAGACATCGATAGAGGATGGAGCGGTTAAGCGCAAGGGAGACCCTATTCAGTCTGTTGGTCTGATTGCTCAGAGGGTACGTGAGACATTCCCAGAGCTGGTCTCCGGAGATGAGGAAAGGGAAATTCTGAGTCTTAGCGAGAGTAAGCTGGGCGTTATACTCCTTGCTGCTTTCCAGGAATATGTTGCCGCAACAGAACATAAGATAGCGGCACTAAACCAACGCATAGACGAGTTGTCTGGGGTTCGGTAAAATGGCTGATCTCTTTCATTGGTGGGGAAGTGATCTTACCCTTACACCATCCGGCGATCTACAGACCGTCGACAGTCTACCGAAAGACAATCAGCGTATCTTCCGCAGACTCTGCACTAATGGTGGCCTGACTGGCGCAGAGATCGCCGAATACCTGTTCCATCCTACCTACGGCGGTTCTGCACCATGGTATGTCGGTCGCACAACGCAGGCTATTGTTCTCACTGGCCTGATGAGGGCGCAGATGTATTTAGAGACATCTGTGAGTCACAGCCCCGAGCCGATTTTGACTCCGAATTTCAATCCTGACGGCAGTTACAATCTTCATATTCAGTATTGGAATGCTGATACCGGAGAAAGAATTCCGCCGCTTGTTGTTACTGTAAGCAGCTAGTTTTCTTAACAATTCAATTTGAGGGGCGCGTGCGGTGGCACGCAGTCAGATACTATGGCTGGATTTCCGCTTCCTCCTGTTCCGTATTCAAAATCGTTTGCGCAAATTGTCTCTGACTTTGCCGCTATGGCGCAGGCGACAAGCGGAACCCCCCTGGATTTCACTGAAGGATCAGTCTTCCTTGCCCTAGCTGAGGCTACGGCCGGCGTATCTGACTGGCTCCAGAAGCTCTATCTGTTCTCCCTCATAGTCGGAAGACTACAGACATCGCAGGGTCCTTGGGTCGATTCTTTTACGGCAGACTATATGCCTCCCGTTGTCGGGACCAATAGCCCAAGGTTGCCAGCATCCCCAGCATCTGGGCCGGTCACTTTCAGCCGTAACGCCGATCAGAGTCAGGCAGTTGTTCCTGTTGGTTCCCTGGTGGCTACATTTGATGGGGCACAGGTCTACCAAGTTCTCGCTGATACAACCAACACTGCATATTCTGCGACTGTGATACCTGGCGGAGGATTTATCATCCCCGCTGGAACCGCAAGTATCAATATCACCGTCACGGCACTCACTCCAGGAAGTGCGGGGAATGCCCTCGCCAACACGATCACGCTTCTGAAGTCATCCGTAGTAGGTGTTGATACAGTCAACAACTCCGGGGCGTTGACTTCCGGCCTAGACCCGGAAACAGACGATTCGTTGAAGGCTAGGTTTAAGCAGTTCATTGCATCGCTGCGCGCCGGCACTCCAGGCGCTATAGCCTATGCAGTTACCTCGCTACGGCAAGGGCTGCAAGTCACCGTTCACGAGAACATTAACCCAGACGGCACTCAGGCTTATGGGGTCGTTACGGTTTACGTCGATGATGGCTCTGGGAGTCCATCAGCGCTAACCGTCGAGAATGCGGCTGGAGCTATCAACGGCTCCGGCAATGTACCAACTACTGCGGCTACCGAAACAACAAGCGCGGTGCTGACGTTCGGCAACGGAATTCCGTCGTGGCTGGCGACAGGCATGACCGCAGTCGATTTCACTACGCCGAGCGCGATCACTAACGGTCAGAAAATTCAAGCTATCGATACGACGCTTAATACCGTCACCTTGGATGGCCTGGTAAATGCCACGGTAAATTCCGGCGATGTCATTGGCTTCTCCAATAACTCCAGCGTATTGCAGGCGGTGCGAGCTGCCGGAGTCAGGGTGAATGTTCTTGGCGCTACGACAATTACCGCCAACATCGACATCACTATTGTTATAGCGCCTGGCTACAACAATCAGCTTGTTGTTAGCGCGGTTTCCAACGCAGTTAGCGCCTACGTCAACAGCCTCGGTCTGGAGGCGACACTGCCATACACGATGATTGAGCACGTCGCCTATAACTCTAGTCCCGGAGTAACCAACGTCACCAACGTATTTCTTAACGAAGCGGAAGTCGATCTAGTCCCGACCATGGGGCACACGATCAAGATTGGAACCCTAACGGTTCAGCCATAATAGGAAGGCAATCTAATGAGTGGTAAGAGCAATTATCTTCAACAGGGTGTGCTGGCGCTGATTTTCAATGCGACTGCGCTCAGCAACATAGCCGACAATGCGGCAGTGTCTCCGCTGACCAATCTCTACGTGGCATTGCATACTGCCGATCCGACCAATGGCGGCAATCAGTCGAGCAACGAGATCAGCTATACCAGCTACGCTCGTGTTGCTGTGGCCCGCACGGCTGGCGGCTGGACTGTGTCCGGCTCCTCTCCGACCCAGGTCTCCCCTGCCGCTAACATCACGTTTCCTACTTCTACCGGTGGCGCTGGCGGCACTGCTTCTTTCTGGAGTGTTGGGACTGCCTCGTCCGGTGCCGGCAATCTTCTCTACACCGGTCCTATCAGCCCGACCATTAACGTGGTTTCCGGCGTTACCCCGGAATTGACGACGTCCTCGACAGTCACCGAGGATTGATGTAAATGGCTACGCCATCTTCATTAGGCGGTAATCAAAGCACGAGCATGAGTGCCAACTCATTCTCGTTTACTATTACGAATCAAATCAATGTAGGAGATTTGGTCGTAATTGGGGTATATTCCCATTCTACCGTAACTTCGATCAGTGACGGTGCTAATTTATATCAGAGACTGCAACTTGAGCCACAAAGCACGGTTAATCTCGAACTCTGGTATTGTATCAGCGCAACAAGCAGTCGCTCTTTAGGCGCTACGATAACTGCGCATTTTGCAGCCACGACTACACAAGCTGGCATTGTCGGAGCGAGTCTGTCTAGCCTGGTACAGGTGGATACAAGCGCAGCAAACACCGGCACTAGCATTTCCTCTTTGAGCGTCACGTCTCATTCTTTGCAACAAGCTAATGAGATTGCTTTTGGTCTGGCGTTAGACTTTCAGCTACACACGCCGACACCCACTTCGGGGTTTACACAAATCGCAAGCGCTGGCAACTATTTAGTTTTATTCTATGATAATCTTGTCAGTGCATTACCGGTAACATTCAGTTTTTCCGTGTCTCCCAATTCAGACATTCTGGTTGGAATTGTCGGCACATTCATGTTTACGCCAACACCATTCGTCCGTCGCGGTGTGGTCTATCGATCATTGCTACGTATGTAGTCAGGAGGATTTCAATGAGCCGCGTCTATCGTCTGCCATTCAAGGCTCTTAACCTAAGCAGCGCTAAGCAAGACCTGTGGGCAATCACCACAGGCTCATCGCTCGATGCAGTTTTGGAGGAGATACGTCTTGACCCATGTGCGTCGGCGATCACCGACTTCAATCTAAGCATCAATCTATTCACTGGATCGTTTTCTGCCGGCAGCGGCGGCAGTTCGCTTACTCCAGTTCAGACTGACCAGGCTGATGCTGCTGCGTCGTTCTCCTGCAAGCTGCAAAATACCACCCAGACCGCTGTTGGGACTGGCACACTGAAGAACAAGGACGCAGGAGCATGGAATCTGGTCAATGGTTGGGTTTGGCAGCCTGTTGATCCACGTCACCGAATTCTCATACCAGTTAGTGCGTGTCTGGTGATTAGTCTTGATACAACGCCTTCTTCACAGGTGGTGAGTGGCTGCGCTATTGTCAGCGAAGGTAGTGTTCAGGGGTAATTGATCCTCTGGCCGGCGTGGAGCTGAGCCAATGCGCGTTACTATCGTTAGGAGGTCTCCGCATCGCAAGATACGTCTACTTGCTGGTGTAGTACCCCATATTGCTGCCGGTCATGCAGTCGGTTCAGCTACCGTCAAAGGTTTCGCTGGGTCGATTGGTTCGTCGGTCGGCTCTTCTGCCGTCCTTGCTATCTCCGGAGGCGCGATCGGGACGATCACTGCGACCGCTACCGCATCGGGTGTATTCAACGTATCTGCTAGCGTTGGTTCCTCGAACGCTACCACATTTGTCAGCGGTATATTCTCCGCGTCTCCGGCTAACGCATACGCCTTTACCGTCACTTCGGTTCAGGGAATTCCGGGCGGCATCGGGACAATCAAAGGAACATCAACCGCTGGCGCAGTAGGCTCTACTGAAGTCGCGGATATCGGTACACAGGTTGGATTCCAAGAAAGAATCCACTCCCTTCTACCACCCTCGTGGTTCGATAATAGCGATGGCTTTCCGGTTCTCACTACCCTCGAAGCTGGAGATGCTTATCCGCTACTTTGGATTTACATACTCTATGAGTATGTCATAGCGCAGGCTCGTATCGCTTCTTCTTCAGGAGTGTGGCTCGACCGTATCGCATACGACTTTTTCGGTTTCGATCTGCCGCGCCTGACCAACGAAAGTGACGAAACTTATAGTGAGCGTATTCGAGCGGCGATCCTAGCCCCGCGGCAGACCAAGGAAGCTATATCGATTGCGCTGACATTCTTGACTGGTCATACGCCTCAAGTTTTGGAATTCTGGAATCCTGGTGACACGGGAACCTATACGGCTGGATCGATCCTCACTGCCGGGTCGTCGTGGTCGCCGTCTAATGTTACTTCTCCTGCGGTTACCTTCGGCAACAACAATCTGACTGTTACTGGATCATCTTCCCAGGCCGGCGTCGTCAGCACGACGCAAATGACAACCGGAAAACTGTATTTCGAGGCAACGCTAGTCGGCTCAGATGGCACTGGCAATACCGCCATCGGCGTGTCGCAGGTTTACCCATTCGGATCGGGGTCGCTCGCCAGTGAATTGGGCGCAACGTCCCAGTCATGGGGATACTACGCCGACAGTGGTAATTTCTTGAATGGCAACAGTATTGCCGAGAATGCCGCAGTTTTTTCTACCGTAGGGAATGTGGTCTCTATCGCCGTCGACATCGACTCTGGACATCTTTGGATTGCGCTCAATGGAGTATGGCAGGACGGCGATCCGAATACTGGAGTTAATCCGAGCTTTACTGGCGTGACTGGCCCTCTGTATGCCGCAGCGTCGGTGTATAAGAATGGTGCATGGACGGCTAACTTCGGAGCATCTTCCTTCGCTTATGCTCTACCTACTGGGTTTAGCGCCTGGGCTCCTACTCCGTCTTTTGCCAATGCTGCTCCGGGAGCAATGGGCTACGGAGTAAGCGGCATGTATGGCAGCCTACTGTTCAACAATCAGGTGTTTGTTACTGCCTACCGACCGACTGGTGAAGGTATATCCACCATCGGTGGCTATGGTAATCCCCAGTCTGGGTATGGTCCTGACAATACTGGTGAGTATGGTGATCTTGGCAACATCAACGCTCAAGTCACTGATGCTGATATTTACGCTAATGTTGCCAGCAACGTCGCGGCAGGCATTACCGCATGGACCGCGATTTTCACCAAGCCGATCCTGACAATTTCACCGACTGCTTATTTCGGCGATGTTGAGAATACTCAACTGCTCGCGGTGATGATGAATAATTTCTTCTAGTGCGAGGTATTTATGGCATTCGATTCTCTCGATGGTACTGGGACCAAGCAGCTCTGGAGTACCACAGTAGACGCATCAGGAAACCTGGTTGGTTCCACTTGTGTGACTGATCCGACCAGCGGCGTCAAGCAAGCAGTTGGCCAAGCGCACAACTCGGACAACCAGACACTTACTGGCAATTCTGCGCAAGCTGCTGCCGTCATGCTTGATTTCAATGGCCTGACTTACGACCGTCATCGCGGTAATGTCGATGCTCAGAGTTCGTTGGTAACGATCAATGGATTGTCTGCTCAGACTGTAACTTCCGGCGATCTGACTAACCACAATCACAAAGGCATCCAGCTCGGCGTCAATCTTACAGCGATCAGTGCCTCGACCACTATGCAGGTCACCATCCAAGGTAAAGACGTTGTTTCTGGTCAATACTACACCCTATTGCAAGGCGCATCTTTGGCAAGCACCGGGTTCGTTCTGATGACTGTATATCCTGGAGCACCTACGACGTCGAATGTGTCGATCTCGCAAGTTCTGCCACGAACATACAGGATTTCGGTGACGGTTTCTGGTTCTGGAACGGCCACTGCCACGATCGGTTCAAGCAAGATCGTTTAGTCTCTAGACCTGCCATTTGAATTTTTGCCGACCTAGTGTCGGCTTTTTGTTTTTGAGGACGAAATGGATCGTCAGACCATATACGCCGGCCAGGTCCCTCTGGAGACCGACCTGCTTAAAACGCAACAGAATACCATGGTTGCTGTTGCGCAGATGCTTCAGACAATTCTTGGTCAAGGCACGCTATTCCCAACCACCAGCGCTACGACCTTGGTGGATAGCTTCACTTGTACTCCTACCACTCCAGCAACACTCAACATCGTTCTCACTCCCGGCAACATCTATCAGATGGAGGACCTGGAGCAGTCGACATGGTCATCGCTGCCACAGAATCTGGCGACGACGATCATGAAGCAGGGCATCCTGTTGTCGCCTGTGACCATGGGTATCACGCCTCC